CAACTTTTAATTTATTATTTTATATTGTTTATAAACGTTTTCCCTTAATTATATCACGATATCATTAAACTTTTATTTATAAACTTTTCGTCATGGCGAATCAAAATAACATTAATTTCAACCCAGTTCAGTTGAAATCCCTCTACGGAGGAGAAGTTCTTAATAAGAAGAAAGAAGAATTCATGAATTCTAAAATTTATGGAGATCAACATAGACATGAATTAGCTGCTAAAGAAAGAGCACTAGCTGAAAACGAAGCTATCTCTGAAATCGACACTTGGATCAAGAAACATAACAATGGTCGAGGTAAGATCTTGGATGTTGGAGGCGCAGCCCTTCGACACCATCGCCTGCGTCGAAAACACGTGTGGAGCATGTGTCCAGACAAGAGTCCTCAAGATTCAGTCCGTATTGCGAAGGCAAGAGCAGGTAGAGCGGTTAATTTTTGTAATTGTGAATGGAAAGATTGGAATACTGGTAATGGAGGTTGCTGTGCGGCTTCCATCGCCTTTTTCGCGGGACATATGCCTGTAGCTATATTAATGGTACATTCGATTTATTATCTTTCACCGGATGATATCGTTAGTATGGTTTACAATGCCCAGTCTCACGTACCAGTTTATTCTGTTCACCATGTGTTCCCATCTCCTAGGGCAAGTCTTTATGGTGGTGAAGCTCGTTATGTTCGGCGAGCGGATGGCACCGTGATTATGTATGTGGAAGGTAATTCTGTTGCATACCAGCACGATGCTTGTGATTGGCTTAGAGAGCGTGACTATCATCTCGATCTACAAAATCGAGCAATGGCGTGGACTACTCATAGAGTCTACGGAGATGCTAGCTCACCTACTGTTATTAGCACCTTTGTCAAATCACCCCCTCAAGTGTCTCGAATGAGAAATGTCATACCTTACGATTATGACCCATTCGCTGACTTGACCAACATTGGCCCAATCGACATCAGGCGATTAGTAGGAGAAACGCGTAACGCGTTGCCCACCGTCTGGTCGAGGGTACCTCAAGAATACCATTCTTTGATTAATTATATTGGATATTCTTTTGGTACTTGGTTGATTTTAGATCAATCGCGGGTAACCGACAATCCACTTTTGGTTCCAAAACAAGCGATAGCAACTGTTGCTTCCAAAATTGCTGGCTCTCAGCGCAATGAAAAGTCCTTTTTGGTTGCTATGAATCATGCTAAAGCCGCTGTTTTGACCGAAAATCTCGACCCTTTAGAGAGATCAGCTGTAATACCTGTCGTTGCTGCTCTTGGTTTCACTCGTGGCATACGTGACGAGATGATTGCAGCCAGGTTCGCTATTAATTATGATTCAAGCGACTATTGGAGTTTTTGGACTTGGTTAAAGTCTTTCTTTGTAACCACTCCAAATCACAGTAGTGCACTCTTGAATGAAGCGTTAGCTGGTGAGTATGTTCAGGATCGTACACCAGGACGTATTGTCGGTCTTTTAATGTTGTTAACAACAATCTGTGTATCATTGTGGTTGTTTAGGCCATCATGGTATATGGTTCTAGCACTATTGATGTTTCTCCGACCAATTAACCGTTGGACAATAGTGCTCGTGTTGTTGTTGTTTGCCCTACAGTATTCTGCAGCTTATGAAATGGACAACCCAACGTTTGGTACTTATCTTGAAGAATGGCGTTTTCTTAATGAATACAATATTCAGCATGATGTGCCACTGTGGTTAGATTCCACCTTTGTCCACCTTATGATCATGGCGTTATCTTTCATTTTATTCTTTGTGTTAGATAATTTCATGAGTATTGGTTGGACTCTGTGGGTGATTGCCCGTTTCCTAACCTTATCCTATATTTATCTTAGGTATTGTCGTTTTTGGCCACACTTCCAATTACGAACACAGATAATCTTGGTCATATTTTATTTTCTTATGACTCGGGTTTCTGCATACGACTATACCCAGAATACTTATGATCCTTATGATTATTATTCTTTCTTCTTAGCATTTATACTTTCCGTCTTTTGGCGATGGGCCTTATTCCTGCCAAAGTTCCGACGGATTCAAGACGTTTGCATTCAAGGTCAACCTTTAGAGAAAATCGCATCGAATGCAAAAATTTTTGTGAGATCAGATCTATCTGCTCCATGTTACGCCGTGGACAGTCTAGTAGTGTCTGGTCCTGCAAACGGTCCACCGCCTTATATGGCGCGATCATGTGTTCACAATGAGTATCTTTCTTTAAACAACCGAGCGTTAAAGCTTCAAATCTCACCGGAGACTGGTTTTTGGAGAAAGGTGATGTCCTTATTCTATCGCAGCAACTTGTGGTCTTGTTTATCACAGACGGTAGAATGGATCTCATATGAACAGTGGATATCTCGTTTCCCTCCTTCTAAGAGGGCTCAACTTGAGCGTGCTCACATTGAGGCTCAGTCTGAAGACCCCGTTAACGCTGTTAACGATGAGTATCAGACGTTCATTAAACGAGAACACGTCTTGAAATACCCATTCGATCCACGAACAATTCAGGGGACTACCTTCAGATATCAAAATCTAACAGGCCCTGAAGTTTACTCCATATCTAAACACTTATCTAAGTGCTTTGGCTTGTTAAATTACTTACACCCCATAAGCGTAACTTATGCCGGTGGTTTAACTGCTGAAGCCATAGGTCAGTGGATGGATATCCAGGAGAACCGTGGATTAACCGCACACGTAGAAGCTGATGCCTCTAGGTTTGATGCTGCTGTTTCCATTGATGCTCTGAATTCTGAGTTCGACGTCTATTGGAAACTAGGTATCTCCTATTTGGTGTTAATTCTTTTATGTGCCCAACTAAATACGCGCGGTGTGACAAAGAATGGTATCAAGTATAAATGCACAGGCACTCGTAAAAGTGGTACGAATAATACTAGTGTAGGAAATTCATTGTTAAACATTATAATGAATTGGTACAACATTACCGAAGCTCGAGACCAATTGTTTCGGCGATGCGGTGAGTGGCATCCGGCTTCCATTATAGTCATGGGAGACGACATTGTTGTATCGACCACCCCTATGCTCGCAGAAGTATTATTCCCTCTCATGGTATCAAACGGTAAAAGGTTTGGTTTTAAAGTGGGAGTTAAGGTTAGTCCAAATCCTGAGTTCTGTTCTGGCTGCTTTTGGCCTTTGCAGAGTGGATATGTCTTTGGACCTAAACCTGGGCGTTTGTTGGCTAAGTGTTTCTTTTTGCGATCATCAGAAATGCGACAACATAAAATTTTAAACCACCTTAAAGGTCTTGCTGAGTGCCTTATGCTTAATGTCAATTTCATACCCGTTGCCAGAGCAGTCTTTCGCAAAGTTCTAGAATTATTGCAATTCGTTCATGGAATTGCTCCACAGGAACTTTTTCGCATCAAAGCCGAAAGATTACATGTAGCTGACTCTGAAACAATTACGTTCTTTTGCAACCGGTATCATACCACTCCAACCATAGTGGAATGGCTTGAGAGATGGATTAACTCACAGACAACTCTTTTCTTCAATTTGTCTGAAGCGCCTGGTGCCCTTGGTGACCTCGCGGAATATATGAGGGAAATTGACACAGCATGAACTATTTAACGCGTAAACTAACTCTCCAGAAGTACTAAATTGGGTGTACCGGAGTTACCATAGAGTGGCGTCTATGCGCAGTTGAGCCCTACCTATTACAACTTTAAAATAGTTGACAAGTATTTATACACGTATTTTAAAGATTATTCCCTTTAATTTTAATTTAATATATTACGATTTATTAAACAAATTAAAACACTTTTAAATATCTTTTATCTAGTTTTATGTCTGCTAAATCTACTAAAAGAGCTGCAACTATTGCTCGTTCGTTACATAAACGTGAGGGACAAGCAATAGCTAAATTAGAAAACAAAGTTTCTAAGGAGACTAAATCCTCTAAACAAGAAATCGAGAAGTCTAAACCTAAACCTGTTAGTAATAAACAGAATGGCGTGCCTTCAAAGAAACCTAATGCTTCTAGAAAGAAGACGTCAACAAGAGGTCCAAGAATCATCACTAATCGTCCTGCCACAAAAGTCGCCTCCGTATCCAGCGGGGATGGCATTTATGCGCATTACGATAAGTTTGTTAGTAGTATTAACCCTTACTTGCAAACTTTGCTTGATCCTTGGGCTACTGTTGGCGCAAAAATCCCTCGAGGAGCTCTTCCATCCGGTACAATTAACATTACTCAGCGTTATCTGCCTTCAACAGATGATAATGGGCGATTGTTTATTGCGCTGGGTGTGGCAAGAGCTATCAAAGATGGTTCTTCTCCTGGAATTGCTGCAGTCTATTCGAATGGTAATGCTTGTTCTCTTTTGCCTAACATATTTAAGTGCAACAGTTCTGACTCTTCTCTCGATAAATACTCCTACGTCCTTGGGTGTACTAACTTTGGAAACCTCGATCCTACAGATCTTTTCAAAGGGACTTCTATTGAAAACCTCTACTCTTCCCAAACTAGTCCGATTGATCTTAATCCTTCCTTTTTAGGATTGATCGATCAGTACCGTTTGGTTAGCGCTGGGGCTGCTTTGATTCCCACTGGAAATCCGTTAGAATCGAAGGGCATCATGACCGCTGGATTCCTTCCGTATGATCGATTTCAGCCTAGTGATGATCTAACTAGTATAACCAAAGACGATTTATTGAACATCCCCGGCTTTACTCAAGTGTTCTTAAATAAAGTAGGAGGCGCAACCGTCTTATATAGACCCACTGACGACGCGAATTATGAATTTTGTCCTTTGTCTAAGGATACATCATTCATAGTTCTCGAAGAACAACCTGCTTACTCACCAGGTGGTATGTGGTTTTATATAGAAGGTTACGAACCAGGTGTAACTTTTGAGTTGGCAATTACTCTTAATTTTGAATTGCTACCTGTCGAAAATACATTAAACATTGTTACCAATGTGACTGAAGACGACTCAATTGCTATTGATAGAGCAATGTATACACTTGGACTTGTACCACCCGCCTTTCCTGGTTACGATATGGCTCAAATGACCGCTATCGGAACTATCAACAAAGGAGTAGTTAATCGTCAATTAACTACTCACCAGGTTAGAGTGGCAACTGAACCCGTCACTAGTCGCACTTCTGATCATAAATTCGGCGGCTTTGGCGTAGTTGTAGCTGGCCCGCAAGCCCGTCAGCTCGGTGGTTTTAAAGATTTCGTTGGTGGCATCAAATCCACTTTCCAACGATGGAGGCCCATGATTGATCGTATTGTCAATGAGTGGGGTCCTATGGCGCTCAAGTTAGCAACTGCTGGTGTGGCGTTGCTTTGAGTTACAATGGAAGAGTATCTTTTACGTTTGTATTTCATTGTGGCTTTGCCATAAATCTATAATTTATTATTTGAATTTTGTTTTCTAAAGCAGTAGTGGTCCTGGGTGAGCAATCTGTCTG